ACCCCCACCTCCTTATCGTGCTCCTGATACTTTACATAGTAGAAGTTTTGCTACTATCCAAGATTTAATATCTGAAGGCGAAATAGAAGGTTTTGCAAGTGCATCAAAAGAAGGTCTTACAAAAGGCACAACTGCATACGATAATGCCAGTTTAAAAGATGTATTTCTTGATGACACCCCAATACTAAATTCTAATGCTACAAGTGCTAGTCCTGCTGACACTGATTTTAACTTTCAAGATGTAACCTTTAAATCTAAGTTTGGAACGTCAAACCAAACTGCGATGAGTGGTATCCCTGCGGAAAGCAGATCACCTACTGGTGTTGGAGTTACAGTGACTACCTCTGCTCCTGTTACAAGACAAGTTACTAATACAGATGTAGATGCGATTATTGTTACTTTAACTTGGCCTCAAATACAAGTAGCTGAAGATGATGGCGATATTCGGGGAGATACTGTTGAATATAAGATACAGGTTCAATACAATTCTGGTGGATATACAGATGTTGTAAGCACATCGGTTAGTGGTAGAACAGCAGATGCCTATGCTAGAGATCACAGAATAAATGTCACGGGTGCTTTCCCTGTTGACGTTAGAGTGGTTCGAGTCACAGCAGATAGTACAGATGCAGCCAGAGTAAATGCTTTTGAATTTACCAGCCTTCAAGAAGTAATAGATAATAGTTCAACTTATACTAACAGTGCTTACGTTGCTCTTCGTTTAGATAGCAAACAGTTTAATCGTATTCCTACAAGAAAATATCGCGTCAGAGGAGTAAAAGTAAGAATACCAGGAGCAGGAGCATCTAGCTCTGGCACTCCAACTGTAGACAATGCTACGGGCAGAATAGTGTACCCAAGTGGCTACATATTTGGTGGAAGTATGGGTGCAGCAGTATATACAAATTGTCCAGCCATGTGTTTACTTGATTTGCTTACAAACACTAGATATGGGCTAGGAGATCATGTTACTGACAGTAATTTAGATTTGTTTAGTTTCGTAGCTGCCAGTAAGTATGCAAACGAAGAAGTAGATGACGGAACAGGATCAGGTGCAAAAGAAGCTAGATTTAGTTGTAATGTAAATATTCAAACTCCAAAAGAAGCATTTGCAGCAATAAATGATCTAGCTGGTGTTATGCGGTGTATGCCAATATGGTCTGCTGGTTCTGTAACTATATCTCAGGATAAACCAACAACATCAAGCTATCTGTTTAACTTAGCTAACGTAGGAGAGGGTGGGTTTGCGTATTCAGGAAGTAGTTTAAAAACTAGACATAGTGTTGTTTCTGTTAGTTATTTCAATATGGACTCAAAGGAGGTGGACTTTGAAGTAGTAGAAGATGCAGCAGCAATAGCAAAACTCGGAACAATAGTAAAACAAGTAAAAGCATTTGCGTGTACCTCTCGTAATCAAGCCGCAAGATTAGGTCGTGCAATTTTATTTGCCGAACAAAATGAAAGTGAAACTGTTGTATTTACAACTTCAATAGACGCAGGAATTGTTGTAAGACCTGGTTCTGTTATTGAGATAAACGATCCAGTGAGGGCTGGAGCTAGAAGAGGTGGTCGCGTAGTAGCTGCAACAACCACAACTATCACTATTGATGCAGAAGCTCAAACGACCTTACCAGCTTTAAATGATAGTCCAACGATTAGTGTGATTTTATCTGATGGAACAGTTGAAACAGGTTCAATATCAGATATTACAGGTGCAGTTATTACGGTTAATAGTGTTACAAAACCTGATGGAACAACTGCTTCTGCGTTTACTTCTGCACCAAATGTAAATGCACCCTACTTAATATCTAGTACAACTCTGCAAACTCAGTTGTTTAGAGTTATTCAGATTGAAGAGCAAGATGATATTAACTATGTAGTTACAGCCTTGTCTTATGTCGAAGGTAAGTATGCGTTTATCGAAGACGGAACTGCATTACCTACAAGAACAATATCATTATTAAATGCTCCTGCATCTCCTCCAAGTAACTTAACAGTCACAGAACAAACAGTTGTTATAAATAGTATTGCTAGAAGTAAACTCATTGTCGATTGGAAACCTGTAGCTGGTGTTACTCAATACCTTGTTAATTACAAAGTCGAGAATGGTAATTATGTTTCTCAAACTGTATTTAGCAGTGATTTTGAACTCTTAGACACTGTAAAAGCAACTTATTCATTTCAAGTATTTTCATATAATGCTTTAGGGCAAATATCTACTAATGCAACTGAAACAACATTTGCTGCTCAAGGTAAAACTGCTTTACCTGAAGATGTTTCTGGATTGACTATTGAACCCATAAATGAACAGTTTGTAAGATTAAGATTTACACAAGCTACTGCTATAGATGTTCTTCACGGAGGTCGGGTTTATATAAGGCATACAAATCAAACTGGAGGATCTGCTACATTTCAATCTGCACAAGATGTCATTGAAGCTGTATCTGGTAGCACAACAGAAGTTATAGCTCCTGCCCTTGCAGGAACTTATCTCCTTAAGTTTCAAGACGATGGTGGAAGATTTAGTGCAAATGCAACAAGTGTAGCTTTATCTATTGTTGATATTTTAGATTCTATTACTGTCAAAACTGATCGAGAAGATACAGATGGAACACC